TGCTATTTGATTGTTATGTAAAACCATTTTAGTTCTCCTAAAAAAAAGACAGACTCTTCCAAAGAAGGCCTGTCTATAAATCTAATTATAAGTATATTTTCCAATCATCATATATTTATTTCTGTATCAAATTCGGAAAGGCTTCTTTTACTACTGCTTTAGTAACTCCTTTAATTGGTATTTTATTGATCATGTCGATAACTAACTCTGATTCTGGCGGTGGAACCGCCTCAAGCAAAGTAATAAAAAGCTGTTCTCTTCTAATTTTTCGCATAGAATCGCCTGATTGCCCTTGGACAAAAGTGACAAATTCTTTATGCTTTTTAAGCAAATTAGATGGAGCATTATATCCCTGATTTTGTTTATATGGCGGTCGGCCATTAGGAATATTCCATTTAACGCTTTCGTCATAAGTTCCTCTAAGAATATCTTTTAGAGCCCATGTTTCGTTATTCTGTAATATTTCAATCTTTTGTTTTTTTGATCTTGCCTTTGAGGCATCATTAATTACTTCACTTATCATTATTATATAAACTCCTGTACACTTTCAACTAGCATTCTGCATCTTTTAGATATTAAATATGGAAACACTTTAGACTTGTTTGCCCGCTGATCTTGTTCCATATATGTATTTATAATTTCTTCTTTGATGTTTTGAGGACATTCTGATTTTTCGGTCAGATCTATCATTTTTTTATTACGAAGATAATTACGATAAACATCATCTCCTAATGATTTTGGATCTTCTAAGAGCGCGGCTTTTTTCTTTGATGATAAAGTACCTTGCCGTCTACCTTCTACAAAAACTTTGTCGTCAGATAAAACATTTGGTACCCCATCGGTGCCGCATCCAGTAAGAATATGCTCTTCAAGATAAAGCCTAGGATTAGGTTCATCCATAAACTTTTTAGTAGCTGTGGAATACTGGCGGACATTACCATATTTCTGTAATTGGCGAAAGTCTTTATCAGATGATACGATCATTACTTCTTCATGGTTACCAAACTCCTGAGTATGCTTAACAATTTCAGCAATAGAGTCATCTGCTTCACATCCCCATTGATGAATAACTTTATATGGAAAGTGCTCTTTTAACTCATCACGGACCAAATTAATACACCGAAATGCTTCATCCCAATCTATTTTAGATTTTGTACGAGCATCTTTACGCTTAGCTTTATATTCAGGATAAACATCTTTACGCCAGTTACCACCGGCATCAGCTACAATTACTACTTCACCGTACTTGTCTTTAAACTTTTGACGATACATACGAATGCTATTTAATATCATATGTCGAATTAGATTTTCATCTGCATTAGCTAAACCCATCGCAACTGGTGCAATCGATATACCTGAGAAGTCAATTAAAATCATGTAAGATTCCTTTCATTATATAGGTATTATACTACAGTTAAAATCAAATGTAAACCCTTTATTCAGATAATTTTTGAATTAATTTTACGTCAACTTTACCTTCTTGCATAAGTCTTTGACGATTAGCAAGATGTCCAACTTCAATATCAGCTTTAGATTGTCCGTGATATGGAACAGCATGGCCTTCATCAATAAGAATTTCCGTGCACATACGTCCGTCTGGAGCAACAAAGTCGCCAAGGACTCTACCAAACTTACCTTTCATATCTTCACCATCTTTATTAATTTCAGTCTTTAATACACCTTTGGCTCCAAGAAGTTCTTGAAGTCTTGCTTTGGCAGCTTTACCAAAAACCTTTTCGACTTTATCACTGGTACGAGATTCAGGTGTATCAATACCCATTACGCGAACTCTTTCATCAGTTAACACGATACCAAATCCAAGATCAATATCTACATCAACAGTATCTCCGTCAACTACTCTATTAATAGTACATTTATATTCGTACATTATTCTTTTCCTTTTACATGCTTTGAATGAATTTTGCATCCAATAAATTCATTATAATATTCATCACTAAAAAGGACTTCACGATCAAATTGTTCTTTTGCCTCGTAATAGCTCATAAGACCTTTTGTCTTACATAGCTTTAATATTTCTCTTTTAAATCTATTTTCTCCATCATTTTCTATAAGCAACTTAACTTCTTCATTTGAGCCATAATAACTCATCCAATCAGATTGTGCTTTTTTTATTCTTCGACGGGTTTTGCCTTTTAAAGGTTTAAGTCTTCTTATTGACCATAGTGTTTTTTTACCAATATATTTTTTGTCATTTGTTAAATCAGTTATGCAGTAAACAAATCCAGCCAAGTCATCAATACGAGAATCGGCTGGATCAAACTCTTTATCTTCAAATAGCCACAATATAGCATTCCTTAATTACAAAATACTATTTATATAAATTAATCGGCATCTTCTGCATCTAATAATTGAGCATTTATTTCATGCCCACAACATGGGCAATATTCTGGCTCTTTGTCTTCTGTTGATACTTGTGATTCTGCGTCACAATAATCGCACTCGATATAGTAGTGTAACATATAGTCTTCCTTATGCTTCGCAGCTAGCACAGTTCATAATATCACGAACTAATTCTTGTGCTGGATTTGCTGATCTTTGATAGTAAAATGTCTTAACGCCTAACTTCCATCCTTCAATAATTAGCGCATTAACATCCTTTGCCGAAACATCTGGATGAATTAAAATATTTAACGACTGTGATTGATCAATATATTTTTGTCTTCCGCCGGCTTGTTGTACAATAGAAAGCGGAGTAATCTCACTGAAAGTTTTAAACACATCTTTTTCATTTTCAGTAAGAAAATCTAAATGTTGTACTGATCCCCCATGCTTAAGAATATCTACCCAAATCTCTTCATTGTTTTTACCGTGATCATGCAATACTGCTTTAAGATGTGGATTGCGGTATGTAAACTTTCCCTTGGCTAAATCTTTAGTAAAATAATTAGAAGCGAGCGGTTCAATAGACGGTGATACTTGTCCAAGAATAAAAGAGGATGATGTTGTTGGTGCAATGGCAGTGCGCGTTAAGTTGCGCTCACCAGTTCCCAGCATACCTTTTGGTTCACCATATTCAATAGCTAACTCTTTCGAGGCTTCAAGAGACCTATCGTCAATAAACTTACTAATTTTCATAGTGAGCATATGTGCTTCAAATGATTCAAATGCTATATTCTTAGATTGTAAGTACGTGTGCCATCCTAATTGACCAAGACCTAATGCTCTCCAATGCACTGCAAAATCGTGTGCTGACTTCATAAATAAAATATCAGCGGTCTTCTCAATATACTCTTCCATTACTGCATCAAGGAACCAAGTCATAGTTTCTACTGCATCCGTATCGTGCCATTCATCAAATGTGGCGCAATTCATTGATGCTAAATTACAAACAAATGACCAATCTTCGCTTGATGGTAAACATATTTCAGAGCAAAGATTTGATGCCCAAATAGAAATATCTTGATCCTTTAATACTTTAGGCTTATTGTTATTTACGGTATCACTAAAAAATAAATACGGATAGCCGGATTCTCTTCTCTTTCGAAGCACCCGTGCCCACACGGTACGTTTATCTGCATCACCAGCAATCATAGATTCCATCCACTCATCTGAAATACAAACGCCAAGGGATAGATTAATAATTGAAGAACCTTCTTCACGGCATTCTAGAAACTCCATAATGTCTGGCGATTCAATAGGGAGATATGCTGCGCATGAACCCCGGCGGACATTACCTTGAGCAACCACATCAACTGTGGTCTCAGCTAGATTCATAAAATGAACTGGACCGTCTGCTGTCCCGCCTGATTTGATTTCTTCTCCGCGCTGCCGCAAAGCTCCAAAATAAGCAGAAGTACCGGCGCCCATTTTAGTTTGCATACCAATCTCAGCTGTCTTCATAAGAATCGATTCCATGTTATCATTAACAAATACACCATTACATGAAATAGGTAATCCTTTTTTAGTGCCAAAATTAGACCAAACCGGTGATGAGAGGGAATAAAATCCTCTACTCATATAATCATAAAATTTATCAGCAAAGCCATCTTTATCGAGAATAGTCTCTGCAGTCTGAGCGATCATACGAACACGCTCTTCCACTGTCATATTTCCATCAATGTATCCACGACTTAAGAAAAGCCGTGAATCATCGTTTGCCCATTCAAATCCCATTATATAATCCTTTAAAATAAATCATCAGCAGTGATACCTTGTCCCTTTGCGTATTCAACCGGCCTCTTTTGAAAGAAGTCTGTCATATTAGCACCTAGCAACTCTTCATCGAACCAAAATGTTTGATTGATCTCATCTTGATTATATATAATCTCTGAACTATCAAATCCAATCTGATCTAAAGATTCTGTCATTCTTTTAGCAATAAAAGATTTAAGAATTGAAGCTGATAATCCATCAGTTTGGTATCCACCCATAATCCAATCAATGACTTTGCTTTCTGCTTTAAGAGCATCGATGCATTCTTCTCTTACACGTGATTCTAATTCATCATCAAACAAATCAGGATACTCTTCACGTAAAGTATTAATCAATTTAATACCGACTTGAGCATGGAGCATTTCCTCGTTACGTGTATATTGTACTTGTTGGGCACAATCTTTCATTACAGCCTTATTGCGATTCATATGCATAATAATGTAGAACTGACTAAACAAACTTACATTTTCAACAAACAATGTAAACAACATAATTGAATAAATGTATTGCTTTTTATCATCTTTATAAACGCGGTTATTATATTTACGCAAATAGTCTACACGACCTTTGATTACTTTTTCATTTAAATTTTCTTCAAATACATGAGTCAAATGCAAGACATCAAGGATTTTCTCATAAGCCATATTGTGAATGACTTCTGAGTTAGCCATAGCAAACCCAAGATCTTTAATCGATGGATGAGGTAAGTGATTACCTATATCGGCCCAAAAAGATTTAACTGCGATTTCAATCTGGCCAATAGCTGACATAGTCTTAACAACAATCTCTCGTTCTTCTGGACTTAGATCGGTTTTAAATTGTGAGTAATCAGAACGAAAATTAAATTCGTCTGGGGTCCAAAAGCCTTTCCAAATAGCTTGAATAAAATCCTTTGTCCATGGATATAGGTCGGGCTTTCGTGAGATCTGTTCTTGAAATAACATGTGCATACTTTCCTTGAGCGTAAACTTTTGGTGCTGCAAATAATCGAAATTTGCGCATAGGTTTAAATTGATTGAGAGTTTCTTTGATTGTTACTATTATATATCAGTTTAATAATTTTGTAAATAGCTAAATGTAGCTTTTTTGCAAAAATAATTAATATATATTGTATCTTTATATGTACAAAGGTATATAACTATGGTATAATAAGAGAGTAACTCTTAACAGGGGGGATAGCATACTATGCGTCAGAATAGTCTTTTGGTCGCATTGATAACGTAGAATTTTTTTTATTACTAATATTCCTATTATCACCTGAAACTTTTGATAGGTCGTTTATTCTATTTTCTAGTTCTTGGATCTTAGCAGCGATTTTTGGATTAACCTTTTTCCATGCTTCTGGATCTTGATCAAGCCATGTCCATCCATATCTATCACGCAAATAGTCACAC